TTTGTAACCTCTAATGGCAACGTGCCTGAGCCAAGGGTATTTGTGCCTAGTATGCCTTCAGTTGCGCTACCTAAAATTAAAGGGTTAATCTCAAAAGCAGTATCGCTGTCAAAGTCAACAAACACACGCAACGTTGGTGCTGGCATTAAATTGCCCTACTTTGTAGCAGTAATCCTTTGCCTGTCTTTTGATACGTATATTGAATGTCTGTTATGACTTCAGCCAAATCTTCAGCACTTGTTACGTTGCCTTCAACATTAACATTTATTGTAGTTGCGCCCATAGGATTACCTTCAGAATCAAGACCTAGTTTGGCAAAAAGTGCTGCTAATTCTGCTGCCCTAATTGCGTTTTCTGCTTCTGCTAAAGCTATTTCCGATTCAATTAATGCTAATGCTGCATCGGATTCTGCTAACAAAGCTGCTGCATCTGATTCGGCTAAATCGGCTCTTACGCCTTCTGCAACCGCATGTTCTAAAGTTCCAACTTTAAAGGGATTCTTAAACTCATCTAATGGTCTTGCGCCGTTAATGTAAACGTTAGTGGCGTTAACATCCATACGCTCTAGTTTGGTAACTGTCATCTTGTCTTGATCTAGCTTTAAGCCTTTTTCAGCAAAAAGAGTTTCAATAGGTATTTTAATTTTTAGTTGTGATAACAATTCCTGAATGCGTTTAATTGTTCCAGGCCAATCGGCAAATGGATCACCAACCATTTCATCTAGGCTATCAAGAATCAAAGCCAATTCAGCAGCAGCAGCCTCAGCCTTAATTAACTGGCCTTCTAGGATAATAGCTCGCTTGACATCCTCATCAAGAATGGCCTGCATTAGTTCTAGTCTTAGGCGCTCTACATCATTGATTTGACCGCCAAGCGCGGCAGCAATCTGAATACGATCCATTTCAAATCGTTTATTCAATTCTGCAAGTATGCCTTCTTCTTGTTTCTGCTTCTTGGCAGAAGCTGCCATTGCTTTCTGTTGCTTAGTCTGTTGCTTTAACAATAGCAAGATTTCTTTTTGGCGTTTTAGAGCTGCTTCTTCAGCCCTTCTTGCTTCATCAATCTGTGCTTTTTGTGTATCTTGACTTGACTTGGTAACAGATATATTTCCCATGCCCTGGAAACCTTTAATCTGTTTTAACAAGTTAGCGGCATTGGAAGGCGAAAAGAACGATATGCGATCTTCAACAAAACCAAATATGTTGCCAAGCACACCTGCGCCGGGTATCTTGCCTAATTCTCTGATTAGATAAGCTGTTGCCGTAATATTGTTGGCAATAGCATCTCCAAACCCTTTCATTTTCTTGGTTGCGCTTTCAATAGAATTATCGGCTGATAACATCTCTAATGCAGTTATCAAAGACACGCCAATTGTTTCTGTTGCATTGGAAGCAGCTACATTTAGCAAGTTCATCTTGCCTTCAAAGCCTTCAACGGAAGCTGCGCCTTGGCCTGCAAATTGCTGTGAAAGAATTGTTACAACTTGATTAAAGTCCATCGCCCTTAACTCAGCATCGGTATAAGCCAAGTTCAAAGACTTTAAGCCTTTAGTATTGCCCAAAAATGCTTTAGTTAAAATGTCAACAACTGAGTTAATGTCTTTGCCTGATCCAGCAGACACGTCAAAAGCAAGACCTAACAATTCCTGTGAACGGCGAACTGATCCTGTTACTTGTGCTAATTGAGCAAATGCAGGTCTAAGCTCATCATCTAAAATGCCTGTTTGTTCTTGCAATCTTTGTATAAATTGTTCAACATCTACCTTAGCGTAAGCCAAGCCAACGTTGTTAAGAGATACAGCTAAAAGTCTTTGTGATTTAATGTCTGCATTAGCAGCAGATATGGCTTTTTTACTATATGCAGTTATGGCAGCAGCGCTTAGAGATACGCCAATTACGCGACCTAATGACTTGGCGCTTTTCTCTAACTTGCCAAACGCTTTATCTGCCTCGGTAAATCCCTTTTTTTGGAATTGTCCAATGATATTAATTAGAATATCTGAAGAAGCCATTACGCCACCAATTTCTTGCTCTTATCAATTTCGCGGCCTACTTGCACATTTGCAACGTCAATTGCTTTCATAATTGCATCTAAGGCTTTGCCTTGGTTGCGCCAATATGCTGCAAACAATAAACGGCCTGTCGTCTTTTGTCCTTGCCCTTTGTAATCTTTTAAGCCACCAATATCATTCATAGCACCAATAAACGTGCGACCAGCATTCGGATTATTTGATTCGCTACGTGATGATCCAAATGGGTTTGCCCTGCCAGCAGTTTCAATTATCGCGCCTGCTGCTGATCTATTAAACAAAGTAAACATGGACACAAAGCCAGTTTTGTCTTGCCTGTTTTTTGCTAGTGAATAAGTTAAACCTTTTTTAATTAAACTAGCGTTGTAACTTGGAAACGCCCGTGCTCGGCCTGTTCGGCTCTTACGTTGCCTGCCTGTGTCTGTCCAGTTATACAAATTGCCAGGTGGACTATTTGGCACTTTACTTTTAGCATCATTGACAATGGGTTTTAGTTCTGCCCTAACTTTAGTGTCAAACTCTTTAAGCAGGTTAGTATCGTAATTACGCAAAGCTTTTCTAAGCCCTACGATTCCTTCTACTACGACCGGCATTTTCTCGCTCTCTTGCTTGTTGCTTTAAGACTTCATAAAAAGCCTTTAGCAAGTCTGTGTCCATATTAATAAACTCGCTAGGCGCAATTCCTGTGTGAATGCTCAGTTGAGCAATCCTATATGTAAAGGAATCGCGCGTTAGCCATTTGGGGAATCGTCTGCCACCACATCTACCGCAGCTAAAGTATCAAGAAACGCTGCGCCAAAAGGTTTGACGTCAGGCGCATCTGCGCGGCGTAGACATTCCCATGCAAGCCAATAGATATGTTCTTGCTTCTCATCCTCGCGAAAAGCTTTGTGAAAACCTTTGCGGAACTGCTGCTCAAAAGCATATTCAACAGATGGCGTTAAAGAGTGTGTGCTCTTAGTTCCATCAGCCCTTGTTACTATTATTCTTGCCATTTTTTGCCCCTTTGTTAAATTAGAACGTGCCGGTGTCGGCTACTGTTACTACTGAGTTTACAGTAAATGTGATGTCTTGTGTTGACATATCGCCAACAGCGCCATTGATGGGTGTTAGATTGTTAATCAAAATATCACCAGTAAAAAGCTTGTTGGTTGCTGATACTGCCGGAACTTTGTCTTGTACCATTTTGAAAGCAACAGTTGTACCAAAAGCATCTGACAATGTGTCTAATACTGAGGTAGCTGCTTGGTCATTCAAAAATGACACAGTTAAAGTTGCCGATTCTAATCCCTTCACAAATTTGTGTGAAAGATCGCCCATGGCTGTTACTTCTAGCTCATCTGCTGATTGATTTAATGTTACTGATGTTACGTGATCGGATAGGTCAACCGCGTTGATTTTCAATCCGACCTTATTGTTAAGCGTAATCGCCACGATTACTCCTCATCTTTCTTTGTTGGTTTTGGTTCTTTCTTTTCTGCGCTAGGGGTAACCTGACCAATCTTGATCAGAAAAGCCTCACGCTCTTTGTCATTATCAGCCATATTAACTCCAATCGGATAGAACGCTGATTGATACTTCCCCGGATAGCAGATCGCCTGCTGTTCCGGTTAAGACTGCTGGTGCGCTGAAAGTTCCAATTGTATAGGCAATTGATGATGCTTCCAGCTTATTTACTATATTTAGATAATAATCTTCAATGTTAATTAGGTTGCCTTGGTTATCAAACATGGGGGTAAGCACTATAAGTTTAAAGTTGACTTTAGGCTTAACTGTCTTGTAATGGTCGTTGCTTGGCTCAATGTATGGATCGCTTGGCTGTACCACAATGCTGTTAGCAAGCGGTGTGGCAGGTGGGAAGGAAAACACCTGCCACGCCGTGTCATCAGTTAGCGCAGCCGCGATTGTTCCTCGTAGGGTAGAGATTGCTGACATTATCCTACTTGACCGCCCGGTGCTAAGTGATCCGCAAGTAAACCGCGAACACGTGCCATTAAGGTATTGCCCATGCGATACGGCGAAGGTTGAAAGTCTGGTGAGATGCCGCCAGCGTTAGAAGCTTGGCGAGCCTGCCAAATGTCAACAGCGACCATTAGTGATGCTAAGTTGACTTCAGGTAATGTAGCATAATTATGATACGTAATTGCCCCTTGAATTGTGCCAAAAGGTTGTAATTCAAACTTAATTTGATCTGCTGCCACTTGCGCGTAAGTAATTGTGTATAGCGTTGTATCAGTTATAGTTTCTGAACCATTAAATGTAGAACCGCAATGAGTAATAGTAACTGTTTGCCCAACACTAAATTGATGCGGCACGTTTGTGTACAGAGTAGCTTCATTGTCAGTTAATTCTGTTGCAATTACTGAAGCATTGTTAAACCACAATTTGCTTTTAACAATGTTTTCAGCAGCTTGGCAGCATTCTTCCACTACTGCTGAACTGTATAAAGCACCAATGCCAAGAGCAGAACGGAGTTCCGCTTCAGTTACGTATGTTGCAGGCATTGTCTTTCCTTTCTAATGTTAGCCCCGGCGCAAGGGCTGTGCGCCGGGGTAACTCTACGATCTAATTAGTTAGATCAGGTCTTGTTGAACCAGTTTGCACCAGCGGCAACTTTGGTGGCAAGTGCGCCAAAACCATAGTAGCCAAGGTCAACAGTTCCATCGCTATTCACATTTGTGCGTAGCTGGAAGCGTGGTGATTCATACCATGTGTATGATTCAGGGTTAATTACTGCCATTGAGTAATCAGCAGTTCCATCATTACCTGAACCTGTGAAGTTGCGTGAAACGTACAGATCAAGACCTGCAACAGTTCCACGTAAGCTTTGTGGTGATACAGCTCCACCTGCATTTTGTGGGTTTGCTGCATTGTAAATTGGTCGGCCTGAATCGTTGTAGCTCATGATGTTTGCCCATTGATCAGGGGTAACGAGAAGGTTACGTGCAAAACCAAGTGATGCTGTGTAAACGGCGGCAGCTCCACTAGCAATATATTCTAGAAGACCTGTTGCGCTGTTTGCTTTTGCAGTTGCGTTTAGAGTACCTGCTGCTTGAATTGCAGTAGCAACAAATGAATCTGTATCTTTTGCGTAAGCAAACTCCATTTGACGTACAAGCTCATCAAAGAAAGTAGGGCTGCTGCGCTCAATAAGTTCAACAGTTGTAATAGAACGGCCTTTGAATGGCTTTACGCTTACTGTGATATAAGAAGCAGTTAGTTGAGTATCAGTTACAGCCTGATTTTCATTAATTTGGTCAACAGTTGGAACTGCTGTAATTTTTGGAATCTCAAAAGACATACCTGCATCAGGTAGAGTGCCGCGTGAGATTGCATCAATTACACCGCGATCTGCGTTAGATAGGGGGTTAACAATTTCTGTTAGCTGACGGGTTGGAATCATGCCAGGAGCAGTTGTTGTTTCGTTATCGGCAGCGCGAACATACATCGCTGCATCTTCATCGCCAAGGAACTTTGCACGTAGAGTGTTTTCAAGGTATTTAGCCTTGGTAAACTCTAAACGTGGCTTGGCATAAATTGGTGCTGTAACTGTTGGGCGCGAAGCTTCCACCGCAGGGGCTTCAACCTCAGGCGCAACGGCTACGGCGTTTGTTGTGTCTTCCACAACGGCCTCGCTTTCGTTTTGGGTTGTTATTTCTTTTGCAGCATCATCTTCAGATGCAGCAACGCTCAAAACTTCCGCGCTCTTAAACGCAGCAGCTTGAACAAGACTTGTTTCTTCCATTTTGCTTTTTAGCACACGATATACGCCATTCTCGCGTTTGCCATCAATGACTTCAACGCCAACTGATAAACCGCTGCGAAGTTGCTCAGATGCTTCAATTAGTGCATCTGTTCCGCGTGTCGTGTTGCTTATTTTGAATGTGGCATACATGCCATCTTCATCTTCTCTGTAAGACACCATGCGACCAATTGGCTTTTTTGCATCATGCTCAAGCAAAAGCTTTGGCTTAGGGCTGTCTGGAATCTCAATTGATCCTTTTTCAAATACAACTTTGCCAGCAGATGTCTGCCCAATCTCGCCATCAAACGGCACAATTTTGCCAGAGATGGTGCGCTCGCTAATTGAGCATTCTAAATCGCTAGTAAACGTTAGGTGCATCTTGATTTCCGTTCGGTGATAGGTTTTCCATTTCCATAGCTTGTTCTACTGAGATCAAGCCAAGTGTTAACATTTTTTCTATTACTGCTAAACGCTCTAACGCATTAACTGCCAAAAACGCTTCTTCAACATCAAACTTAACAATATTTGTGCTTGCAGTTATGTCATTCATGCTAAGTCTGTCCTGAATGGCGTGTAAATATGGCGCTAGTGATAGTGATACAAACTGTCTGCGCTCATCTTGCACATTTGCATACGTCATGCTGTTGTTCATGTCTGCGCTTATGTAATACGCAGGCACATTCATCAAACGTGCTACTTGCGTTGACATATTTTGTATTAAGTCAACATAGCCCATGTCCTTAGGACTAAAACTAGTCGGCACGTAATCTAAAGTGCTAGTCAGATAGGCTGTTGCGCGCTGTGATCGTGCCGACTTCCAAGCTGCCAAAATGGCATCTACTTCTTCCTTGCTTAAATCTGCTCCGGTGTTCTTAATGACACCTGAAGGCATTGGTGTGGCAGTTGCAACGCTTGTTGATTTATCTAAATCAATTGCAGCTCTTAATG